ATAACTTAATTAAAGATTTGTCTATTAGTGATGAGCGTATTATTTCTAGTGCTATCTTTGGTGGCATGAAAGACGATGTTGCCGCTGCTTTAAAAGGTGCTACAGGGGCAGATAAGTCTGCTCTAAATCTCCTCAGTACAGCTCGTGACCGTGTTGCTAAAGCTAGTACAGCCTATAACGAAGCTATCTCTCAAGGTATGCCTTCGTTCTTACAAAATAAGTCTTTGGCTGAGATTTCCCCTGAGGAGTTATATAAGACATACATGGGTTTAACTCCTGCTCAACGCGGGACTATGCGTACATGGGTGGGTTCCACAGATCAGGCTGCTTTGGATGTCCTAGATAAGCAAGTATTCACTGACTTTGTTAACCAAGCTAAGAAGACTAATAACCTTGGTGTCGAGACTGTTGACTTAGCTTCTCTGGCTCAGAACTGGAGAGCTTTGGCTAAAATTCCCGGTGCTCAGGATGCTCTGGTAACTGCCTTAGGTACTAATGCTTCTGAGTTTGGTCAACGTATGAAAGATGCTGAGTTATTTACTCGTAAGATGTCCGTAGCTCAAGCGGCTCCAGACCAAGCCTTCACACCTGCTCAGGTACGTGAGACACAAGCAGCTATTGGTGGTGTTGCTGGTTACGGCCCTGCTAAGATTGGTCAGCTTGCTATGGATACTTTGAACACAATGACCAATACAGGGTTGTCTGAAGAACAGTTGATGAAAGTGTTGTTGACTGATTCAGGTAAAAACTTCTTGAAGTCAGCTTCTCTGTCTCCTCGTTCTGAAAAAGCTCTAACTGACTTGATGGCTGTGGATCAAACACCTTTGGAAGCTCTCGGTAAGTGGGGCGTAGGCGCTGTGACTCGTATGGGGCCTCGTATCGGTTCTGCGGATCAACCCACAATTCAACAAGAGACTCCAAATGCTGATGTGAATGCTGGACAAGAGGATCTCAAAGCTCTTTTAGAAGAGAAAGCTCGTCGTGATGCTGAAACAGGCATGATGCCTCGTGTTGAAGTACCTATGCAGCTTAATCAGCAGTAATGCCTCTAATAATCCTTGCTGGTGCTCTCAAGGCTGTTGAGGCTATCCAGCAGGGATGTGAGCTTTACAAAGAATACAAAGGTGTAGTCCTTAAAGCTAAGGAGACCTTTGATGAGGCTAAAGAGCACGTAGATGAAGTATTAGGTCTATGGGAGTTCATCAAGAGTAAGATCTTTCCGTCAAAGGAGCCTGATAAGCCTTCAGTGACGGAAACTCCTACTGTTAGTAGTACACATAAAACTGTACAAAAGCCTAGTAAACGTGTATATACAAGTGAACAGGACATCAAGGCTGACTTGATAAAGAACTTGAAAGTGTTCTTTAAGGCCATGATAGCAATAGACAAGAAGATAGCTGAACAACAGTTACGTATAGATACTCAGTACATTGAGCCTGATGAGCTACTAGATGTCTCCTTAGACTTGGTGATAGCTAAGAAAGAGATGGAGAAGGCTCAGAAGGAACTGAGAGAGACAATGGTCTACCAAAGTCCCCCTGAGCTAGGTGCTCTCTATAGTGACGTTATTGAAATGTTTGGAATAGTGCAAGAGAAACAAGAAATAACGCACTTGTTAGCAGTAAAGCGCAGAAAAGAAGAAGTATTAAAGAAAACTCAGTCAATTAATAAGATACGTAAACGGATAGGATTGGTCATAGTAATGGCTATATTGGTACTGGAAATATGGGCACTAACAGCGGCAATTCTTCTAGCGAGACACTCTACGTAAGCTTCCTTGTGCTGCTTACTCTACTGTTTTGCATCATCTTACCTTTTGAACTCTACTTATACATTATCGTAAAGGACGCTGTAGCGGCGTGTAAACCACAATGAACGACATACTATCAGGACTGCTTAAGAATATAGCACCCGGTCTAGCTACTGCTGTGATGGGGCCTATGGGTGGGGCTGCTGTGTCAGCATTGGCTTCTAAGTTTGGAGTGTCTGACTCAGTAGAAGCTGTCGCTAAGGCTATTGCTGGTGACCCTGCTGCTGCTCAGAAGCTTCAAGAAGTTGAACTTGAATTCTACAAAATAGAACAGAATAACCTGACGGATCGTTTGAAGGCTGATATGTCTTCTGACTCTTGGTTGTCTAAGAACATCCGTCCAGCTACGTTGATATTCCTCTTGGTTGCCTATAGTGGCTTTGCTGTTGCATCTATCTTCGGTTTTGAGACTAGAGGCGCTTACGTGGAGTTGCTAGGGCAGTGGGGAATGCTCGTGATGTCTTTCTACTTCGGTGGTCGGACAATGGAAAAAATAGCTGATAAGGTAGGAAAGAAATGAAAGAACAAGTTATATTTGAAATTGCAAGGATGATCGCTAGGACTCTAGCTTTCGTGATGGTCGCTATGACTGTGACATTGTTAGGTGCTATGTTCCTTCCTAACAGTGTTGTAGACAACAAGGACATCTTCCCGATCATCGCTCCTGCATTCTCCACGATTGTCGGTGGCTTTATCGGCTGGCTTGCAGCTATCAAGATGAACGGTGATGAGGAGAAGACAAATGACGCAGCTGAGTGAACACTTTTCATTGGACGAGGCTACCTACAGTGAAACTGCTGTACGTAACGGTATCGACAATCAACCCTCTACTGTCCAACTTGAGAACATGAAGGTAGCAGCTCAGAAGCTAGAGCAACTGAGAGCCGTCACTGGCCCCCTGCGTATCAATTCATGGTTGCGTTTACCAGCCGTTAACGTGGCTGTTGGAGGCTCTAAAGTCTCCTCTCACATGGACGGGTGGGCTATTGATGTTTCTAGCTCTAAGCTGACTCCAATTCAACTGTGCAAAGAAGTACAGAAGGCTGGTATCAAGTTCGATCAGATGATTCATGAGTTCGGTCGCTGGATGCACATCAGCTTTGCACCTGAGATGAGACAACAAGAGCTAACTATCTTCAAACCTGAAGGTAAATACAAAGCAGGTATCCTCACTGAAGAGGAATACCATAAGGCATAATTGACTCATAAACGAGTCACGAAGCCCTCTAATGTATCGTTAATGATGCACTAGAGGGCTTCTTTGTTTCTAGTCAGTAAAGAGGATTGCTATTGTGAAGAATCCTAAGTGAACTAAGATAGCACTAGCCATCTCGTAATCCTCCTCAGCTACTTCAACAACGGCTTGATCAGTCTGGTTTATACCGAGTACAAAGCCTCCAGACCATGAGAAGTCTACAATCATTACCAGTGCCTCCAAGTGTTAGCAATTATGTGAGCGCAGGTGATCATCTCGACCACCCGCATGAGAATTGTTACTTTACTCATAGTTATGAATGTATACAGACCTACACCACAGAATAAACTCGTCGTTAGGTAAATCACGTTTCATTATATTGAGAATCTTATGAACTATTTGAATGTTATCTATTGTATAGCCTTTTGAGCTATCGATTCTATCTACAGACGCATCAATACCGAAAAAGATTTCAAAGCCTGTAAAAGCACATCGTTCCTTTTGTTTACTGTATTGATGAGCAAGGTCTTCAATAGTTATTTCAAAAGGTAGATTACGCCTTTCAGCATCTCGTTTAAGTTTGCTGAAGACTTTACCGGGAACTACACCAAAACCTTTCCAAGCAGGATTCTTTTCTTTAGCTTTAGTCCCAGTACGCTTTACGTTATTAGCCGCAGTACGACAAGAAAAACAGGAAGTTTCCCTCTTTTCAGCTAGATTTAAAGCCGACTTTCCAGAGAACTCCCGGTCTTTACCGCAAGTTGGACAAGCTAAATTAAAGCTCACAGATTCCTGCCACACAAGCCAAGGTTTGAGCGCCTTCCACGTTATCGGTAGCTTCCTTCATAGCTTCCCAATCGATGGAAGTAGGTGTCAAAGCAAGGGCTGCCTCATACTCTTCTTTAGTGCAAGAGGAATAAGGGGCTTGCCTGTACGTACCACCATCCATCGGCAAATACGAAACTCCAGTAATCTCATCGAAGTTCTCCCATGTCCACGCTCCTACTTTAGGCCACTCATTCTCATTGACGGAAATAGTCACTGATGGCTTATGTTCACACCAGTGGCGCTGGAATGTCAACCACAAGTCCAAGTGTTCAATAGCACTCAAGTCCTCACGTAGACGAGCACCCTCAGGTGTCTTCATGGGGAAGGAGAAGATAGCTGTTGACTCAGGCTTCA